CATGTCTAATTCTGTGGCAATTTGCGCATAACATTACGCATTTGTTCAATTCTAAAACTATTTTATCCCAACTGTTGCCTAATAATCTACTAATTGAAATTTCTTTTTCACTTGGGTCTAAATGATGAAAGTCATAAACTGCAGCGTGTTCCGAAATTAATTTACAATCTTTACAACATCCCCCCATATATTCAATTGCTTTTAATTTTTTATTTTGATTTCCTTTACGCTTCCTTTCTTGGACTTTAACTTTATTTTCTTTTGTGTATTTAGAACTGTATGTTCTATAATATCCAGCGTACGCTTCTTTATTATCTGCTCGCCATTGTTTTAAATATTGTTTCCGGTCCATGGTATTTTCTTATACTTGTTAGGGGGAAAAAGCCCCACCAAAGTTGACTAGACGATGATGGGGCAGGGGCACTACATACTACAGGAGGAAGAAACTATTATGCGAAATCTACAGCTGCTGATACTCCGCCACCACCAAGACGCTCACCGTCTTCAAGATACTGTATATTGCCTAAACCACAAGCAATGCCCTTGGAACCTTCCATATTGTATGGATAGAATTCAATAGCAGCACGACCATAGCAACCAGAATAAAACTCATCTGGATCGATGATAGCGTTCATGTCGGCATCAACGATACCTGGTTTTTTAACAGAGTTAGCGTTGATAAAATAAGAGTCCGCATATGCTGCATCTTCTTTTTCTAAATCACCATCACGCAACCCACCTTTTAGCATCTTAGGTACTGTTCCACCAAAATAGCCTGCTGAATTAGTTTTAGCTTCTTCAAAAGCTTTTTGGATCTTAGCAATGGTTTCTTTATCGGACTTAGGAATGATGATAGACACAGAATACTTTGGTGTCTTGCCATCACCTTTGTCTAATGGAGTAAACACATTAGCGTAAGAGAAACGAACTTTACCTGTTACAACGCGAGGATTTTTTGTAGCCATTTTACTGATTTCCTTTTTAACTTAAAATTGATTGGACTTTAACGGTGCCAATCTCTACCGTAAAACAAATTATACACTACTTTACTTGGAGCACGATTCCCACGTTACCGAAAGCGTACCCAAAAAACATTATTGCTGTTCCAATACTACCTTTATATAGCTGTTCACAAGCTACATAGAAGTATATCATACCCATTGCACCAACTAACCATGCACTCATAATATCTCCACTTTTGCTTGCGTTTCAATCCAAACTCTAGCACCGCAAGATAGCGGTTTATCTGGAGAATATACTATTTTACAAGGCCCGTCAACTATTACTTCGTTGGCATAAGTATTACTTTTATATGTCTTAACTGTTAATACAGGCTTTTTGTCGTTTGGATTTTTAACATTGTGTTTAATATTATGTTGATTTACATGAACAATAGTTTTCATGCGAAATCCTCCTTAGCGTTATCTGGAACCAACTTAGGAGTTGAGTCCGGTCTTATAATCAAGTCCCCAAGTATACCAACAATTTGACCTTTCTTACCAAGCTTTTCAATTTGTGGTACGGACTTTGGTTTCTCTTCATACAAGTCACTTCTGCTATATCCTTTTTCAAGTAGGATAGCTTCTGCTAACGCAAAATCAGAAATCTTTCTGTGACCTTTAGGAGTAACTAATTTAAAACCCTTTGGAATAATGTTTTCATCAATTGCTTTTTGTGTAGCATATGCTTCAACATCATTGACGTAGGATTTTAATTGTGATGCTCGGGATAATACCAACTCAAACTCTTCTTCAGTCAGCAATGGTGCTGGTCTGAAATCTAACGAGGCTATTTCGTTAGTGAAGTCCGAACGCGCTTTGCACGTGACTTTGGCGCGACAGAATTGGCAGTGGTCTCCTGGGAGGAACTCGCCGCTGCCTGACCACGCTTTCTTGGCTTTGCTTTTGACGTAGTAGTTTGCCCAGTCGAGGAGCTTGGCGAGGCTTGTTCCGTCTGTAGAAATGGAGTCAAGTCTAGGTTGGTGGATGGTGTATTCGACTTCATGAATGTTCGGGAAGTCTTCTTTGAATTTGGCGTAGGCTCCGAGAGCGTAAAGGCGAAGTTGCGGGTTGTCTTGTGCGGAAACGGGAATTCCTTTTCCGAATTTGAGGTCGATGACGCGAATGGCATGCTTAGAAAGAATGACCACATCCGCTGTACCAAATCCATCAGGTACCCAGTCACTGAAGTCCACACGCTGTTCAAAGAGAGGGGTGTCACCTTCACCGATTTGGGAACGGACGTATACCACATAGTTGTCGACGTACGTTTCGAATTCTTCGTTGTAATACGGGCTGGTTTTGATGATTTGGATTTCACGGTCATATTCCTCATGTCCTATTTGATTGAATTGAAGTCTTAGTTTGATCTCTGCTAACGAATGCGCTAACGTGCCTTCAGCAGAATGATCAAACGATTTTGCACCTCTTTTTGGTTCGGGGAGTGTTGCTTCAAGTCGTGCCGAGGGGGTGCATGTAAGCCACCTTTTGGAGCCCGAAGCGGATAGAATTGCGTGTGCTGTCATTCTGTTTTCCTTTTTGTCTGGTTTAACTGTTTTGGATTGTACAACTACTTATGCACAAATGGCTAGGTTTTTTACGCCTAGCCATTCCGTATTGTGAAATAATTCTGAAGGTTACTCTGCGTTTGCTCGTAACTGTTTGATTAGATTATTAACTTCTCCAGCGAAATCGATCTTGATTTCTTGCTTGATTTCTGCTTTCAGTTCTCTGCTCTCTTTGTATGTGTCCGCAAACTGCCCACGTACGGCAATCTCGACCATACGGGAGTTAAATGCCTTGTTGTTGACATTATCTAGCATCATCTTTTCCCAATGTGCCTGGGAATGCACTAAAGCCATGTCTAGTGCATCTTTGAATTCTGGGTATTTCTTTTCCCAACCCTTAGCAACATCTTTTGTGATGCCAAGTTCTGCCCAAATCATTTTTTGGGACGCACCTTGCTTACCTAGTTCGATCATTCGATCGCACATGTCTAGTTTAAATACGTATTTTCTAGTGGCCATATTATTATATTTGTAAAGCCCCTTTCGAGGCTTGTTTAGAATGGTACGCCAATATTATAAACGCGCTTTACACTCTTAACTAACTCGCGTTCTGTGTTGTCACTGACAAACTTATTGATCTCTATTGCTTTTTCAATAACTTCTTCTAATGTTGGGTACTTAGGAGCTAAGTCGATAGCCTTATCAGCCGCCTTATTAGCTGTTTCAAACGCTTCTAATTGAGCTTTATAGCTTTGTTCCATAAAGTCTTTAGCGGTTTGGAATACTGAATATCTTAATTCAAATGGGTTCATATTATTTCCTTTGTGTGTTGTGTGAGAGGTGCTCGTCTTTCCGAGCTGTCAGGCTTCTTTACGCCAAAACGGAGCGCTTCACAGCGTGTCCTATATCTACTTATGCAAAAAATCAGCAATTACCGCCCAAAAGGGATGGTTGCTAGTATTTGTTCTGTATCTTCGTCTGTTTCTTCTGGTTTTTCAGTCACTTCTTTTTTGAAAATGTTGTCCCAATTATTCCTATATTCCTCAGTAGTTTTCTTTTGCTTTTCGTCTGTCATTTTGGTGCCTTTTTAATTCCGAGTGCTTGACGAAGTTCATGGCTATGTAACTTTTTACCTGGGTTCTTAACTTCACCAGCGGCTTTAGCTACTTTAGCGGCTTTCTTACGGTCAGCAATTTCGCCATCGGTTAGTACGAATTCGTGCTTAGCCCCTTTAGCTTTTTTGCCTACCTTTTTAATAATCTCCTCGTGACTTTGAGAGGGTTTACCTTTAACTACTTTGCCAGATTTTTCAACAATCGCTGGCTCTACTACTTTTAATTTACTCATTTCTTTTTTCCTTTTTGTTTTAAAAATGTTCCCATCAATCTTTCTCTAGCTGCTAATTTTTCTGGATCTGTACAATACTGATTTAATTCAAACACACGATTAAACATATCATACAAAGCTTCACAACGCATATCATGAAGCATCTTTAATCCAAGTAGTGTGTTAGACACTTCATCTTCTGTCATAACTTTTGGTGAATCACCATGGTGCTTATAAAACAAATCTAAATCTCGACTGGTTTGTTCCACATCAATAATTTTGTCTTCTAAATCCAAGTAAGTTAATTTTTTCATTTCTCACTCTTCCTATTAGGGCATTCACGACCCTGATTGCAGTTGTGATTACAACATTCTTCAATCTCTTTTTCGAGTCTTTCGTTCCTAGCTCTTAGCTGTCGGTTCTCTTGGTCTAGAGTAGCTACCATTGCTTCAAATTCTTCTTGTTTCATCTCACCTCCTAAATAGCGGTACTGGTTTCTTTCTGCCGTATTTTAAACGAATCTTTAGTGCATAAATTCTACCAAATAGTTTATTTCGCCAACCTTGATGTGCCCGTCTGATCATTTGCATTTTAAACCTAGTTACTGGACGCTTTTTAATTTGTCTAGTAACTAAGATTCTACGAAGCCCCATAGTACCAAAAATAACAGTAAAGTCATTACGTATTTTAAGCTTCTTAAATGCAAAATTTTTCATTGCTTAATACTAATCCCATGGGCTTGCTCAGTGGCTCTGCCGATAGCAATTAAAATATCGTCTATGGTGACATACCCAGTGGTTGCTGCGTATGCCATCACATCGTACATTGCATCTGAAGTGATCATTAATAGATCTTCTTCAGTGAGTGGTTGATTATTCTCCATCGATGATAATCGTTCTTTCTTTTTTAGGGAACGGAGGGTTCTTCGCTGCAGTTTCTTGTGCTTGAAGAACATCTTTCAACATCATCTTAGTCATAGCCATCGCACGTTCCTGGTGTTCTAATTCCTGTTGTGCAGATGTTTTAGCGGCTTTACGCTCTACTTCTTTAATAATGTTGTTACTAATGCCAGCTCGTTTAAGAAGTTGTTTGAGATTCATTTTTTGCTTGCTCCTTTGCTAATAAAGCCTCAAATTGTGGGGCTCCTTGTTGACGAATTAATGCAATCAATCCAGCTGTTGCTAAGTATGGTCGCTGACCAAGCTCTGCTAGAATTGCATTGGTAACATCCACAGTAAATGAAAAGTTTAAAATTTCATTGCTTAATGGGTCTGGTTGTTTTACTTCTTCTGTCATGTATTTCTCCTTATTTTCCACAATCTTTATCTGCACCGTTAGGAACTATCGTATAACTAAATCCTTGCCCACCCACACCAGCACCGGTACTTAAAATTGTGCTACTGCCTGTATAGGTATTTAACTTCGGCTCTTTTTCCATACGAAGTTTAATTTCTTCGTCAATATACCAACGAGCTTTACGCAAGTCCTCAATAGCATCTTTCTTTAGATCACAGCGCCAAATATATTTCAACGCATTCCCTAAATTAAATCCCATATGTCGTGTAATCTGAATACACTCAATGCCTGACGGATGATTGGTGTAATGCTTTGGACGATTAACTGGATCGTTCACGCTATTTTCCTTTCAAATCTTTCCATATGTATTTCTTTAACGACTTCAGCTACTTCGCTTCTGTCTTCACATAGAAATATCTTTTTAATGGGTTGATATAAACTGGTATCTAAATCCTCTACACCATAGACAGTTTCACACTGCCAGATACCATCCTTCTCATGCTCTACAACGAAAATCATAATTTCAATTCCTCCTTAATAAACTCCACTGCTTTATCATAGTGGTATCTCCAATACTTCTCGGTGACTCCCACATCTAAATACGTATTACCTAATAAGAACGCTTCAATGATTTGCCTTTGCTTTTCGGGCATACGCTCCTCTATTATACGCTCAATATCAATTAAGTCATCAAGATCCCATGGTGTCCAACCATTATCCAACACACCAGACAGTGCATCGATATCATCAAACTCCAATGGATCCATCTCTTCGTCTGATAAACGGGGTTTACTGCAATTGATTATTATTCTCATTTGTCTAAAGCTTCCATTAAAGCATCTTGAATTGTTATTTTACCTTCTAATACTTTTACTACATGCCCATCAATACTATTGCTCACAACGAGATGGTGAATGATGACCGGTTTTTCTTGACCTTGGCGATAGATTCGCGCGTTAGCTTGGATGTAGTTTTCCGAGCTCCATGGTAAATCAAACCACACCGTTTGGGCTGTTTCTCCAACGTTGCACTGTAAATTGAGACCGATACCCCCTGATTGAGGGTGGGCAAGGAGCATACGAATCTCGCCACGATTCCACGCTTTAATGTTGTCATCGTCCAACACCACAGCCTGCGGAAAGGTGAGCCTAAGCCTTTGGAGTGAATGTTTAAAGTGGTAGAATACGAGAGTCGGGGAAGAAGACTCTTCCATGATCGACTCAAGGTATTCCAACTTAGAACGGTGTACTTCTTGTGCCTCTCCTGTTTCATCATACACTGAGCCCGATGTGAACTGGAGGAGCTTCCCCGCCAATGCTGCTGCTGTTGGAGCGGTAATTGTTTTCCCTTTGATTTCAGATACCATGTTTTTCTTAAGTGTATCATATTGTGTACGTACTCCCTTATCTAGGTCTATTTTGTGATACAAGCTAGTCAAAGCTGGCAACTGCAAATAGTCTTCCGCCTTTAACGAATAGCAAATATCACCAATTTTATCCGTAATAGTTTGACTTGCACCTTCTTTTAATACCCAATTATAAATCACCCCAGTTTGCCTATTACGCTGTCCTGGATTCATGTATTTATCTCTGAACCTAGTCAAGCTGGTTTCCAAACGCTCTCCTAAGTCCAATATACCCACCTGCGCCCAGAGATCTGCCATCCCTTGAGGGGTAGGTGTACCCGTTAGGATAATACGCCTTTTAAAGTACTTTAAATGCTTTTTAAGGGCTTTAAATCTTTTAGTACTTGCATCTTTAAAACGACTGGACTCATCAATCACTAAGTTAGTGAACACTAACTTGTTAGAAAGTTCACAAAGCCAGGCTACGTTTTCAAGATTTATCAGGTATATGTCCGCCTTTTCGGATAAACTCTTCAACCGCTGGGCAGGAGACCCCATAACTTTGGAAACTGTAAGATGCTTTAAATGTTCCCACTTTTTCACTTCCGAGTCCCAAACTGTCTCCGCTACTCGCTTGGGTGCTATGATCAGCGTCTTCCCTTGAAACTGTTCCGCAATGATGGTAAGGGTAGTCGTAGTCTTCCCCAAGCCCGGTGGTAAGAACAGACCGATGTTCGGAATGGACGATGCCTTTAAGATTAGTTCTTTTTGGTACGGGTGGAGTTGTGTTCGGTTTAGCATATAAGTGTGACCATATCCAGTCTGCAATATCGTAGTGATCTTGCATAGTGCCATTGCCTTTTAGACGATTGGCACGGTATGAAATAAATGCTACGTTACCTTCTACGTAGCCCAATTGTGGTTCAATGCGATCCAAGGTAGGACCATTGGGTTTGGCATTACCATACCCACTACCAGATTGTCCCCATTCAAAAGGAATATGAAAAATAGGGCATTCATTAGTAGCAATGCTTTCTAAATATTCTTTAGTTATAGAAAAGGGCACAGAATCCCTTCTTGCTCTAGCCCTAGCCGAATTTAAAAATATATTTAAATGCTTTTGCTTAACTGTTTGCTTCGATGAACGCGTCAACTTCTTCTTTTGATCTGAGGACATGGACAGTAAATCCTTGTTTAGCTAGGTCTGCGAATACGAGCACTTGTCTTGGACTAAGTATTCCGTTTTGTGTTTTTAGTTCCACTAGGAAGATTTGCTTGTTCAGAAATACTATCCGATCCGGCACCCCCGTTACGCTTGATAGCCACTTGAAGCAAAGCCCCGACAACTGCTTGACTCTTTTCGTCAGATGTTTTTCTATCTCTTTTTCTAAGACGTTCACGTTTATTTTCCTCGGCAACATAGGCAGAAAATACCTGCTTGAATAAATGTTCCCCTAAGTACGATCGAGACTCGTCTCCTACTTTTGTTTCGTCTTCTCCAACGTATTGGAATATGTGGGTTACAGTGTGTGATACTTCATGATAAATGGTTCCCATGCGATCCAAAGTATCTTCCTTAGCCATCTCTTCAAAATTAAAAGCAATCGCTAGCATGGAATGTTGTGTTCCCTCTTGCTGAATAAAATGAGACTCAGCAATACCAATGTCTAAGGCATTATGTCTAGTAGTTATTTTATTGTCCTTCAGTGCCTCTTGAAAGGCAGCATCTGAAAAACAGATACGTACCTTTGCACCAAAGAAACCAGTATCCGCTGTGTAGTACGGTCTTTGTTTCTTAGCCATCAGAATAACTCCTCTTCTTCAAAGAACACTTGCTTATCGACATAGGCTTGTGCTTTTTCAGTTAACTTAACACCAAGATACTTGTGCTGACGTTTACCATCGATTCTTACTGCCGATGATTGTACACCTTTATCTTGTGTCGCGGCTAAAAATCTACGTTTGAATGATAGATCATTGCCAGGATTAATACCGTGCCTTGTTGCCCAACGCTTAAAGCATATAAATGCGTGATCTTTATCTACCTCACCATGCGGATCGTACTCCATCACTTGATCTACGAATGAGCCAATTGGGTTGCTCATCTCTTCCATGGTTTCTAATAATTCTTTACCACTTTCTGGTTGTACAAAGTATCCGCCACGCTCTACACGTCTACGCAAACCCGTCATTGCCCAGTTAAAAATGCCAGACAGCTCACCCATTAAACGATTAGATAATCCTGTGTCTTCTTTACCATAAAAGCTATTGGTCATCTTAAGTACGACCATACGACCAGTCAACGCATTAGAGTTTTCAGTAAGTTGTAGTACTTCGTTAGAGTAGATAACAATCCGAGTCGGCAAATATCCGTTCCAAGATTCCTTATTTTTTCTATTAACGGTGATAGTATCGCCACCCACGATACGTAGCAACTGAGACACAACAGCACTACGGTTACGCTCAGGAGCACGAGCATCAGTAAAAGAGGCAAGAAGTTTTCCAAGCCAAGGTTGTAAGCCAAAGGTGTCACAGAGTTCCTCCAATTGTGGGGCTACGGTATTGTGTTGACCTAGTAACGCCACTAAAATTTTATTAATCGTTCCTTTACCCGAACGACGTGGGCCGATGATATTAAAAAACTTCTGTTGCAATGTATCACCAGAGATGATGTAACCAAACATCTCTTGCAAACACTCAATCGATTCTTGATCCGTACCCCACACATCAGTAAGAAACTTCTCCCACTCTGGACACTGTGCTGTTGGATCATAAGCAAACGGCAAAGAGTTCTGAGTAAACAAACCTAAAGAGTGCGGTAACAAAATGCTATCTTCTAAGTGAAAGATACCGTTTTTTAGACTGATCAATTTGCTCGCTTCTGGACGGTTAGCACTGTACCCATCCAACCATACTGGTGGACGTGTATTAGCTTGGTTCTCCAAGTGAGTTATCGCTTTAATCGCATCCATCGCACCACTCACACTGGCAGGATTTGGGGAGAACGCAACAATATTGCCTTTACGGTCTTGCTTCTTACACTTATCTAAAAACTTATATAACTCTGAACGCACGGTGGACTCTTCCACCTCAGCATAGTGTGTGGACAAATAGCTGTAGAAATCACCCGAGTAGTGTACCAGTTTGATACCTTCTTCCGATGAGAATTTAGAATCCAAAAAGGTCTGTGCATTTTCGTATGGTGCGGGGGTTAGAATCACATCACCATTAGCCAAAGCTTCTGTGCGTTTGTTCTGAGATACCTTATACGTCAATGTACGTAATGTTGCACCACCGGATTTTTGACTAAATGTTTTCCACTTAGCTTCACAGGCATTCGAGTTATAGGACGGCACACTACCATCGCCATATGACCAACGATCCCAGACTTCACAAGCCTCTAGGTCACCCTGGAACTGGTGATGTAGACACATCCCAACTTGTAACCAATCAGAGTAAAAGGTTGGGTCAAAGTTAGGCAACAATTCAGTTTCAACACGAGCAATATCCCAACCATCAACTGGCGGATTGTAGTCCGCCAATGCGTCCCCAGTGATGCGTACAGTACGCTCTGGAATTAGGTGTGTAATGCTCTGTAAATCAATCGGCAACTCACCACGAATCTTGTGCCCAGTTACAGTGAAGTATCTTCCTTTAGGGTAGATCTCCAATCCTTTAGCATGATCAACGTGAGCCCCTTGGATATCTGCTAGGGTAAAAATCTTAACACCAGTACCAGATGGACTAACTTCCATGTAGCCTTCGATGCCGTTAGCAATCTGTTCTAGTTCTGTATTGGTAAACTTATTGGTTTGATCATCGTAGCAATCGTCTAGGTCTACTCCAATGATGTGGTCATCGTCAGTAAACACAAAGCCAACCCCATCAAAACGCCCAGTAATGTACGCAGCTTCAACTGTATGAAAATCTGCCCATGCAGATGCGTTCGTTGAGCTACCGGCTTTTCCGTTGGGTTGTACGGGTAGTTTAGACCATCTTTTGTTTTCTTCTTCGCCAATTTCTACATAGTTCCACAAAGTCCAACGTGGTATGGCACGCAATGTGAGCGGTATGTTCTGAAATAATACGGGTAATGCAGTCGGTTTCATCTGTTCTTCCTTTTCTGTGCCTATCTACTTATGCAAACTTTATCATCTTTTACTACGGTTTCTTTATATCTTTTAGTTATGATTCGCCAGGGTATCCATAGTATCCACGGTCTAAGTGTACTTGGTTCCATTTATTTATTTTATTATTTTAAATTAAAAATTAAAAAATTAAAAAATACTATGGATACTATGGATACTATGGATTTCCAGTGTTAAAACATACTGCCGACCACTACATCTAGTGTTTTTGCACTCATTTTTGGAGAAATGTTGCGCCGCAATAGAGACAGGGAAGACAGGATGCAGTGCAGCATTTTATTCAATCACATCAAAATCAAGACGTTTAACTGCTTTTTTAGCCCATTTGCGAAACTCGTCCCGCTTCTCACTGGTCTGTGGGTCGTTCTCATCCCACTCCACCTGGACTTCAAATTCACCCTCAAAATTGTAGTATTCAATCCTCAGAAGGTTGCCATCTTTATCTAATATTTCCGTTGGTATAACATTAATCATTTCTCACTCGCTTTCTTTAGCCATTCAATTTTTAATCTACCAATACGAACCCAAGCATATAAGTCTGTAAAGCAGTAGGTTATGAATCCTAATAACTTAATCATTTCTCACTCGCTTTCTTTAGTATTTCTAATTCAGATATGACAAAATCTAAATCTTGTGCAATTCTTCCAAATTCCCCACATTCTGGAATCCTAGCCCGAACAGCCATTTTCATTGACAAATTGCAAGCATCTAATAAAGCTGTTTTAACATCATCACTTAATTGTTTTGGTGCTGTGTAAAGTGGGATGTTTGTATAGCCTTCTTCCGATTCCCAGTCTAAAAATTCTCTACCATATTCATTTACATTTATCCATGCAACAGGTTCTTGTTTCATTTCTCACTCGCTTTCTTTAGTATTGCCCAAATACATAAACCTTGAATAATCCAAGAACTTAAAATGTAAACAATTGCCTCCATCATTTCTCATTTGCTCCTTTTAATATTGCTCTAGCCATTTTCATTAACGGTTCAAGTTGTTTAGATGTTGGTTCTAAATATTCATCACCATGCTCTATTTTTGCCCACTCAATAAGACAATTTTTTATTTCCTCATCACTTAACTGTTTTGGTGCTGTGTAAAGTGGTGTTCCTACTTTTAAAACAGTACCAATCGTTACAGGCTCATATCTACCAACATTTACAACATAAGCAACAGGTTCTTGTTTCATTTCTCACTCGCTTTCTTAAACAACCTTAGCAACATTTCTCTAGCCAATCTATCGTCATTGAATTTACGATAAGCAAAATAAAGATGTGAGTCAGTCATTTCGCTGATACGAATTTCTCTGTTGTCTTTAGTTACCCAAATACCATCTCCATCATTAGATGGAATATCAACTAAACCAAAGTATCCATCAAACCCCATATCAGTAGCCCAACTCATTTCTCACTCGCTTTCTTTAGTATTGCTCTAGCAAATTCTTTTACACCCATAACATAAGGAACATCATTTAATACTGATAAATATTCATCAGCTAGCTTTTCTATTTCAGAATCACTTAACTGTTTTGAGTATGTTCCGTTATCAATTTGCTTTGCTACTGTTTTGGCTTTTTCAAAAAACTGTTCTTCACTTGGTGCTGTGTAAAGTGGTTCAGCATCTTTAATTCTTGTTCGCCAATCAGAGCCACTACCACTATCTATATAAAGATAACCATAACCATAACCATCAAAGTCATATCTCATTGCAACAGGTTCATTGTTCATTCTTCTTGTACCTTTACAGTAGGTATTGTTTCCCATTTAGTCCAACAATATGTAGTATCTGGTCTTTCCCTATACTGTAAAACTTTTCCATCTTTAGTTTCTAACCATCTTAAATCAATCATTTTTCATTCGCTTTCTTTAGTATTGCTCTAGCAAATCCAAATTCATCAGCAATCAAATTTTCTTCATCATAAAAAGGTATAGCAATTTCGGCTATTTCCGCATCACTTAATTGTTTTGATGCTGCGTAAAGTGGTTCAGAAATCCATCCTTTTTTTGTCCAATACCATGCAACAGGTTCTTGTTTCATTTCTCACTCGCTTTCTTTAGTATTGCTCTAGCAAAATGCAAATAATGGTCGCATTGAGGGACAATTTCACCAGTGGTAATCCACAATTTTAATATTTCCTCATTACTTAACTCTTTTGGTGCTGTGTAAAGTGGTTCAACTTTTCTTTTATCAGCAAAAACAGGTTTACTTTCCCAATCTTTAAATTCTTCAAAATATTTCATGGGCAAAGTTCCGCCATACCACATCCATGCAACAGGTTCTTGTTTCATTTCTCACTCGCTTTTTTAAACAAAACTATAACAAAATAAAAATCCCATTAACCACCCAAAAATAAGACCAGAATAAAACCATATTTTTTGTTCTGTATTCATCTCTCACT